GGACGGGTTGCCTTACGTAGACAGGTGTAACGTCTACTCCAGCATACGCGTCAGTGCCACAGGACTCCCGGAATTGACCATTCCAGAAGCTCTTAGTGACGTTCACCTTACAGCCTAGGCTGTGAAGTGCCTCTATCACGTTATCGGTCTGCTCTTTGGGGATGATTATATCGTCCCCAAAGAGATTCACCCGACGCGAGATACTTCGTACGCTCGCGTCAGTTAGAGGGAGGCCTGTAGCCTTCAAGATGGCATATACAATTATTGTATAAAAGTATATGCTCTCTATCGGGAAACAGAGCGCACTTCCCATGGACGCGAATTTTACCAGCCGGAGAATATCTCCATTTGGTAATTTCGCAGTGCGTGACCGGCATGCGTCGATCGCGCCCCAAAGTTCGGGGCACGACCTCAGCATTAACCGGGCCGTCTGATAGTGAATTCTATCAGAGGCATCAGACAGATCAATCGTACTGAGAGATCCGTCTAAGGACGCACTAATCGCTTGCTGTTGGTTCACATCCTGCCTGTTGAATCGAATAGATTCACGGGTAAGAGGATGTTTGTGTATGGCTTTCACCATATACTGAGCCACAGCTTGCTGTGTGTATTGCATACACACAGGTTCAATAGCGATAGTCCTAGGAGTCTTGAGGGTCTTCGGCACCTGAATTACCCGAACGGGCAATTCATCGTCCGGTGATGTCACGGCTACAGAATGTAAGCCGTGAACCTCACAGTCTATCTGATTCACCGAGGTGAACAGATGTTCCGTGAATGGAAATGCCCGATCAAGTCGGTCATTCCATGCCATATGAGCGAATTTACTGTTTCCAGTTATTCGCTCGGCGGTTGCACCGGGACCGTGTCGAGGAACCAATCCGGAAGTACAAAAACCTCCGGAAAGAAACACGCGAGACCAGATAAAATCAGCAACACGGCTAAAACCGCGAAGCTGGCTTCTCCCTGGCTCATGTTCCTCAAGGTCCGCTTCGATTTGTCGGAACTTTTCGAAAGCTTTTGCTTGACGTTCGTCAGAACAATCAAGCTCAACCTTCTTAAGAACCCGACAAATTTGGCGGATTGCAAAAATCGCATCAACGTTTGGAACATCGTTGATCCTCCCTCCTTTGTGAAACACGAGACTAGTAAAACCCGAAAGGAATGTCGGGAGATACCCCTTCTTACGCCACCCGGCGAAGAAGGTAGAGTCCACCAGGCCTGCTTCGAGAGCTCTTTCGAACTCCGCAGCAAATTCTGGTAGGGTGATCGTTAAAAACGATTCACCTTCGTGTTGGGCCCGATTCTCAATATACTTGAGATCTCGGGCGGTTTCGACCGAGCATAGTCTCCCTGTGTCAGTAAGGAGACAAGCTACGAGGTCTATCAGGCTTTTCATGGTATCCTCTTTCTCGAGGTTGCCATCCTTAGCCATGATACTGACCAATCCAGACTGTGGGACTACAGTTAAGCAGCCCCACAGAATTCTCTGGATTAGAACGCCGAATCCAAACTTAGGATTCGGATCCCAGTACTTTCGCGATGTTGGCGGTGATTAGCCAGCCAACAAGCGCGTCCACAAGGTTGTCCACATCGGCGTCAACGAACCCAAAAGAAGGTTCGTCGATTACGAGATAGACACCCAGCTTCTGCGAAGAGTTAATCGCAGTAAGCGGGTCAGCGGCAATAACCGTTTGATCCAAACGGATCATACGGCGATTCCGCGCGCCCGTGGCCTGGTGAGAGATCCGCATTTGCAGACTCTCATCAGGAGTACGGTACACTGCCGAAGACTCCCCAACAGAAATGCGGGGCATGTCAGTCGACACTGTATCAAGGGTAACGTTCTGAGGGTCAGTAAACATAGCAAAGCCTCGTGCTTTAGGTTCCGCGCTGGAGAATTTCCAGAACGAACGTACTCCTTAAGTCTTGGAAACTCCAAGAGCAATAAGGATCGCTAGTTGGGTGTCGGAGAGATCTCCCCACCCTACATCGAATCCGTAAGGAGATGCATGCACCCGCGCCTTATAGACGCGTCTTCGCTTCGCCGAGCCAGAAATAGTACGGCCCGCCGTGTCGCGAAATGAAGCATGCAACGTTTGTTCGTATGTCGTGGTACCCATGACATACGCGTACTTGGCCACGATTTCACCGAGATGCCCTTCAGAGATGTTAGCGAATACATCTCCTACATTGGCAAAATAATCGATGAGCCATGACCACGGAATGAGGTTCCACACCAACTCTGGGGTCAAAACGGCGCCACTCAATTTCATCATGGCGTCGGTTTGCCATTCCGGATCGTTTATCTCAAGTTCTGGGATAAAGTACCGGAAACGACCAGAGAACCAGACTTCACGCTCGTAAGAGGTGACACCCTGGTTGGTGTAGTACTGAGAAGAACCAACCCACCTTGAACTAGGCATGTGTACGAAGCCGAAATATCGGCTGTCGCCCGCATTGCCCCAAGGTGTACTGGACTCCTCAGTAGTTACGGACCCTTTACGCAGGAGCCATTTACCGTTCGCTTTGCGAATACGGTTAATGGTCTCAGGGACGCGCTTAGAAAGCGCGATTAATTCCCCGATTTCCCGCAAGAAGGGGGCCCACCCGAATTGAAGGTTGAGATAAATGCCACCAAGTTGTTTAAACTTGAGACATTTAAACATCAACATTCTCGGGAAGTCACGCAACTCGGCGAGTGTCTCGCCGAGGTTGGCCGCCGGTCTCCCGGGGCGGAATTTCCGCCAGGCCTGCGCTCCGTACTGCCAGACATCTCC